AATGCAGTAGTGGTAGAAACAAGAATCCCCCTGCTTTAGCTGTGGGGAGTGTCAAGAAAGCATAAGCAGCGTACAGGCGCACGGCATAGACGATTACTTTAGGAAGAAATAAGGAAACACCCTTTGCTTTCTCTATGATATAATAGAGTAAAAACAAGGGGTGTATTTTATGTGGACTAATTTATATGGAAAAATAAATTATATAATTAATAGGTTTGCGAATATTGATGTGTGGGCATATGCTATTGCTATATGGACGTTTGGCTATAGTACGTTCGGTGAAGGTTTTTGGGGCGTCGTGATATTAGCTTTTGGATTAGTGCTTTATGATACATTTTTAAAAGTTATTTATATTAGCAAAAAATACATCCATGAAAATTTAACGCCGGATATACCTATTGAATTTATCTCACTCCGTAAAGCCATATATTACTGTTTTAAAGCTAAAACATGGAATAAGACTTATTTAAATAGTGCTGCACTTTCAAGGGTTATAGAAAAGCTGTTGGTTTACAACGCAAGTTTAGTTATTGCGTTTTATGCAGGGCAAGTAGTACCAAATATTAAATTATTTTCAACAAACTTAATTTTGAATGACTTTTTGCCCGGCGTTATAACAGTTTGCATTTTAGTTGTGGAACTATCCAGTATAAATGAGAATCTGATAGAGTTAGGATATAGCAGTATTGCGAACGCCGTAAAAAGGGTTATTGACTATGTTGTTAATAAATTTTTGCCTACCACGAAATAACGTGCTAAAATGGTAAAAAGGAGTGATAAACATGGTCAAAGAAATCCAGTTTCAGCGTAGTAAACAGCGCATTTTCGCAATGGATGAAAGCTATAATGTCATTGGTGATTGGGAATGTCGTGACGATTTTGTTCCGGGCTACAACGAAGCAGGCGACCCCCGTGGAAGCTTACCGGACGGCGTTTATACAAACGTAAGCGCAGAAGTTACTAACGGCGCATATGGCGCAGCTTATGGCACATTCTATATCACTACCCATGACCCACGAGCAAGAGATATTCACGGCGGCGGCAGCGGCTTGCCTAATCCGTTCGCAGGGCGTCAAGGCTGGGTACCGACTTACGGCTGTCTGCGTATGCAGAATATCGACGGCGAAGAATTAAGCAGAATGATTATCGCAGCAGGAAACAACGTTGTTTTAACAGTAGTACCATAAAAAATACTTAAATATTTACGTCACAAAGGTAACCGTATCAGTTTGACAGGCTGGCGGGCAATACCAAAAAAGCAGGGCAAATACCCTGCTTTTTTATTTCGCAATTTTCAAAAAAACACTTGACAACAGAACGAGGGGGGGCTATAATATAAACAAGAGGTAAGGGAAAACAAAACAAAAATAAAAAATAAAAAATAAAATCAGAGAGGATAGGCTACTTATGATTTTTATGGTAAATGATAAAAGAATTGAAATTTATATCCACGAAGTTGGGAAAAAAACTAAATTCCCTGTGTTCGTGACATTACCGTCAAGTATCATCAGAAAAGTAACATTCTTAAACAATGAAGAATGTACGACATCAGAATCAAATTTAGAAACAATTCTTATTGTAGCTCAAAAAACATTGAATTTATGGAACGAAAAAGCTGAACAAGAAAGCGAAAATCCGAGGTATTTCAAACTTTGCAAGGTGGAGTTATAAAAATGTTTTTAGAAAATGGATTAAAAGGGCTGGTAATAAGTCTTGTTACTGGTATAATTGGAATAGTAATCACGTATTTATTTTGGTGGATTTACCAAAAAATAAAAGGGGGTTAAATATGTGGAACTTAATAAAAGCAGTATTACTAGCCTTATTATTGCTGCCTGTGCCGGGCTTGTGCTGGGCGCAGGAGCAACCTATTACTATTACGCCCGGGCAGGCGGCGAAATGGACAAGCGACTTGCAGCAGCTACAGCAGGAATTAACGCAGCTAGAGAGCAGCAGCAACGAGAAATCGCAGAGTTACAGGGACTTGTTATCGCGTTACAATCAAATGTCGGAGATAGTAAGCAAGTTACAGAACAAATTAGAGATAGCCGAACAGAACTCGAAGAACTTAACAGAATCCTTGACAGGGAAAACGCAGCAGTTAACGAGCTTGATATCCGAGAAACAGCAGACAGAGAAGCTATTAGAAGAAGCAAACAAATTGTTGACAGCATACTCGGAGAGCTGCAAGAAAAAACTGGCAATCATTAAAAGGCAGCGAAATGCCGCTTATGTAGTTGCGGCAGCCGCTTTAACATATAGCCTTATAAAAAAATAAAAAAGGAAGTGCCGAAATGTCAGACAAAATTAAGTCGTTAAAAGAAGAACAGGTAAATTTAAGCCCAGAAAAAGAATTGAAGCCTTACTACGTAAAAATCACCGTTGAGCAGCAAAAGCAGTTTGAAACAACAAAAAACGCTATAGCTAAACATAAGCAATACACAGAAGCGACGGTAGACGCCGCCTATGGTTTTGTATTAAAGAATGGATCAGAAAAATTAACAGCCAGCCCGGAAGCTGCAAAACAAGCGGCTAATTTATTCAAAGACGCTTCACTTTTGATCAGTGAAAGCAATGTATTAGAGTGCCTTAACCAGCATATTATAGGCTTGCTTGAAAATAACAAATTGGATTTAGTTAAATTAGTTGAAAGCCTAGAAGATGAAGAATTAAAAACTCTTGCCGAGCTGGTCAGTGTGCGCCTTAATAAAGGCACAGAAACATTAAAAGACGGAGAATAAAATGAGGGGGTTACTGGGCAGAGATAATCCTTTAAGCAATGCCTTTGAGCTGATTAATAGACGTATGGAAGAAGAAGCGGAAGCAGAAAAAACAAAGCAAGCATTGACTTACTGGAATGTAACGAAGAATTGCTTAAATTGCAATAAAAATTTAAAATGCTATCTACCACGTTCCGCAAGAAATGCGCGTTGTAGATACTTCGAGCCGTCAAAGTATCACTTAGCAGAAATCCGTAAACATAACTATAAAGTAAGTTTGCGACGACGCCAAAAATTAAATTCATAATACTAAAAAGCAGGGTATTTGCCCTGCTTTTTTATTTTGTAATTTTTTAAAAAAAACTTGACAACAAGACAAAGGGGGGCTATAATATAGACAAGAGGTAAGAAAAAACAAAAATAAAGGGAGCGATACCATGAATAAAAATTTAACGAACATTAAAACCGAGTATTTTTAAATTGTGAATGGCGTCAAGCAGCTTTTTGTTATAAAACTAAAGAAGAAGCGATAAACTACGCACGCCCACATTTGAATAATGAAACAAAAATTGAAGTTTTAACTGTGAAAACAGAAATTATAGTTGAAAAAACGCAGGAAACCATAGAATAACGACGAGGAATATAATGATAACTGCATTTTTAATAGGCGCATTATTATTTTTGGCAGCCTTTATGATAAATATTTATATTATTCGCAGATTTTAAGGGAGAGATAAAGTGATTAAATTAAAAAAAGAAAAGAAAAAAGATTTTGTTTGCGACGGGTGTGGAAAAGGTTATATTGGGGCGATCCGGAACAGCTTTATTATCCGCGTAGCCGGATACGAAACCTATAATATTCAGCTTTGCAATGCTTGTTTATTATCGTTAAAGAAAAAAATCAATAAAGAGGAGAATGAATAATGCAGAATATCAGCATTGAAGCAGCAAAGGCAAAAGGATTTATAAGCGGCTGCCGTGTTGGACGAATTATTTTAGCCTGTTCGATTGAACGCTGGAAATATGGAAAGTTTCTAAAAGAGCTGCGGGAAGATTGCACGAATATATTTAAATTTCATACAGGGCGACGCACACGGTATTACTATGACCCCTTTGAGGTGCTGGAAAAAATCAAGGGCTATAAGCAGTATGGCAATAGGCATTTGAGCAAAGAAAAAATAGATGAATACTGCAATTCGGTAAAAGAAGCTAAAGAAAAGAGTTTAGAAAAATGATTGATTGCCTAAAATGTTACCGCCTGCGCCGCCATAATGATACTGTTTACTGCCCGTTTTTAGACCTAAAAGAATGCGTTAGAGGGGAACATTATATAAACATTGCAAGCCTGCCGTTTAAACCCCAAAAGGAAGAAACTCCCCCCCTGCCGCCGAAAATGGTGAAAGCAATTCCACCGTTTAAACCACACCCAAACAGCCCGCACAATTGGGAAAAGTTTCATAATCAAATTTTTGAAATGAAAAATAACGGCGCCAGCTCATATAAGATTGCTGCCGCATTGGGACTTCCACAAACGTCAGTATTTAACTATATGAAACGATACGATCAGCCTTGAACGATTTTAAATAACCAGCGCAATACATTGCATCTAAAACAAATAAAAAACGCCCATACGGAGATTATGGCGACGGAAAGAGGTAGAAAAATGGACAACAAACTAGATATAAACGTAACGGAAAAGAAAGTAAGTGATGAAAACCTGCTAAAAACAGTAGAAGAAGCGTTAATGAAAAATGAACTCTGCTTATTTATGAGTGAAACGAGTACTTTTATGACTACAGGAACAACGGACGACGCAGAAGAAGTCTTTTTGAAATTGCAAAGTGTTTTGCTTGCAGGCTTTTTGAGCATGGAAAACGCAACAGATTATGATATTGAAAAAATTTTATTACTACAACTAGAAGCAGTGAAAGAAATTAAAAAAGGGCTTTCAAGAGTTACCCCCCCCGAAAGGAAGTATACTGCTTAAAGGGGAGAATGTTTTAAATTGAAATCATTAAAGGATGTAAAGCCCGGCGATAAAATATTTGTTTTAAATTCAAACCGTGGATACTTGAAAGAGCCGCAGATAGAAATATTAACCGTCAATAAAGTTGGAATACTTTATATTTATACTGATTATGATAAATATAAAAAAACAAATGGAGAAGCTGTAGAATCATCTTTAGACGTCAAAGCTTTTGCAACGCTGGAAGAAGCCAAAACAGGGCTATTTATGATTAAAGCGCGCAAATATTACCGAAACAGTATAAAAGTAGACGACATTACTTATTCACAAATGAAAGCTATTTTTGATATTTTAGGAATCGACACGGAAGAAGTGATAAAATGATTGAATACGGGCGATTTTTTACTAAACTTTACCGCATTCGACGGGGATATTATCGGCGCAATATCACAATTCGTCTAGCGGTAGGCTATGAATACCGACTAAAGAACAAAGAAATATTTAAAGAGGTTTTTGTATCGTTGCGGGGGCGTAATATCGCCACTTTTAAATTTAGGGAGCAAATAAAATGAATGCTAGAGATATCATTAAGTTAGCTGCACAGCTTTATGTTTACGACGAATCAAAGAAAAAGATAACAATATTAACGAATATCCAAAAAGGTAAAGATATCAATGTAGATATTTTCTTACCAAAAGTTACGGATGTAACGGTAAGTGATTTTGCAAAACATCTACAAAAGGCTATAGAATCGCAACCAGAAGAAGAAAGAGCCAAGCACAGAAAATTTTTTGAGAGCCTATAAGTTTTTGCAGGTGCGTAGCTAGAGGAAACCTTATGGCTAGTGTATTAGTCGAAGAATTCAATTCAGAGGTCAAAAAAATAAAAGAAAATTACGAGGTATAAAGAAAATGTTTGTTTCAGAAGTAGAGTTTATGCTACACAAAAAGCAATTAAACAGAATTATGACCGGGATACGAATGCAAGTATTAACATACTGAAAAAAGGACTGCAGATGCAGTCTGCATAAAGATAAAAAGCTGTACCGTAGGGCATACGGGAACAGGATAAACATAGCTTGTGGACACTGTGTAAGACATTGCAGTACCGTAAAGTATTCGTCAATGCAGTAGTGGTAGAAACAAGAATCCCCCTGCTTTAGCTGTGGGGAGTGTCAAAGACGGCTTTCAATTCATATGTGTAGAAAGGGGAAAAGATAGCTTAAAAAAATACAAAAAATGTAACAGTATTCTGTTTTTGCTTACGTCAAAAGCTTTAGATAGTTTAAATCCTAAAGACGCAATAGAAGCAAGCGCAATAAATTTTTTCAATGAATCTTGTCAGGCGTTAGGAATTTTAGTAGATTTAAATAAAAAGCGTTTAGCGACCTGCAAAAAATGCGGAAAAACGAATAAAGAATGTTTTCCGACGACAATAGAAGAATATGATATGTACATAGAAATGCTTTGCGAAGATTGCCTGAAAGAAATACTGGACAAGAAAATAACTGCTATTAAACCTAAAAAATAGAATAACACGAAAGGAAACATAATGAATCCGATACCCAAAACGAAAGTCATACGACTTAAAGGGCAGAAGTTAGCAAAGCTAAATGAAAGGATACACCAGCGCGACCAGCATAAATGTATTTACTGCGGTAATCGGGTAGACCCCGGCGAAAAGTTTCACCACGAACACAACGGGATAAAAAGCGACCAAATAGAATACGGCGTATTGCTGTGCATGGACTGCCACACAGAACGTCACCACGGTAAAAAGTGCAATGATATAAAAGAATACTGCCGGAAGTATTTAATAAAGCTATATGGCGAATCAATTTACAGTAAATAAAAAAGCAGAGGTTTTAACCTCTGCTTTTTTTGCTTTCTCTATACAATTTAATAAAAGATGGCAGGACTGTTATTTCTTCGTTGACTTCTGTAAGCCGCAGTACAGCAAACGGTGCGCCGTTGGTATAACGCTTATGGATGTTTACAGAAACAATGCGGCTATCTGTATCGAATGCCAAGCCCTCGGCTGCGTCTGTGATATTTTTAAAAAGGTTATCGCAGTCCGGCTTGACTTTTGGAAATTCTGCGCCGACATCAACAGCGGCTTTAAACTTCTTACTTTTTGACGCAGGGACAGGTAAAAAAATATATACCTCACAAAACAAGGCGACATCTTTAAAAAAGATACCTGACTTTTGAACAGCTTGTTTAATACAGTATTCGCATTGCTGGCGGTAGTAAATGGAAGCGTCCTTGTAGTATGCTATAGCATGTGGCAAGGGAACACCATTTTTGCCCCGTGTGGCGATTTTAGGGCGGCTTTGAGGAATTGCTTCACCGTCGATAAAAACGGTTAACTGCCGGGCGTCAGGCGCGATATTCAGGGTATATAATGCGTTATCAATATTCATACTTAAACCTCTTTACTTTCCAAAAAAGCCTTACTAGTAGGGTTTATTTCGCATTCAGTCAATAAAAGCTGCTCCATGCTTACCCCGAATAACTGCGCTAGCTTATACACGTTGAGCGCATTCGTTTTTAAGATTGAACGGTCAGGAGATGAACTAAAAGCATTAAGCGTTTTAAGCGGGATACCTGTTATCTCTGCAACAAAGCGACGGGACATTTTAAAAATGTTGCGGTAATATTCCAGTGCGCTTTTAGCGTGGGTTATCGAATCATTTTCGATAAGCAGAGTTTTTTGAGTAATTAAAACTCTATCCATAAAGTTATCGTCAGTCAGCTCAATCCTGCGCCCTTCAACTACAAGAATAATATTATATTCGTTATCGTCAAGAATATTTACTGTAGTTTTATAAGACCAAAAACCAATTTTTTGAGTTATGAAATTCAAAATACAATCAATAGGCACAAATAACGTATATTCTACTTCATCCACAAAATTAATAGCCTGCCGCCTATCAGGAAAGTTATAGACTTGATATCTTGGCGAGCCTGTTTCGTAACTGCTTATGATTACTGTTTTTCCAACGCCATAATCTATTAAATGCGCTATATCAGGCAGATAGTCGGGATTGTTGTATCCGTAAATAACGTGTGATATAGAAGGATATCCGATAACGACGCGCTTACACTCGTATTTGTCGAAAAAGTCAAAAATACTACTACAGGGAAGGTTAAAGCCCTCAATTAATTCAGCTTCTGTATAAGATTTTTGTGTCATCATAGCTCCTCCTAATGGTTTTATATTATTGTACCACGTAAACATGATAAATTATAGTTTTTTAAAAGATTGTGCTATAATGAAAACAAAAAAGGGGGGCGTAACATGGCTAGTCCAAAACGCAAACGGTCTGCCGTTGTTCGCATAGCTGGCGAAAAACGGGTAGCGAACGACCGTGAAAAAAAGTTTGCAAGAGAATATTTAAAATGCTTTAATTTTTATAAAGCCGCGAAAGCCGCAGGCTTTGCAGAAACAACAGCCCGGCGCACTGCATACATGATTTTTTCTCGTCCGTGGGTACAGGAGTATGTAGAAGAATTGCGGGCAAAATACGAATTAGACGATATCGCAGAAGTTAAAGAAGTAATCCGCAGCTATACAGACCAAATGCGGGGCAAGATCAAAGAAACAATAGAATATAAAAAGTACGTTCTTAAAAAGAATCAGGAAACGGGGCAAATGGAAAAGATATATACCGACGGTTACATCATGGAAAACACGCTTATAAAAGCGGGTAGCGAAAATATGGGTAAATACCATAAGTTATTTGGAGAAAACTCTCTAGCTATAGCTTTAGCTCCGACAATCGTAGCTGATGTACCAGCCGAGCAGCCAGCAGAAGAAAGTGAATTGCCGACCTACGACGACGCGCTAAAAGCAGCGCAGAACTTTGAAGATTTAGCGAAAAAGATAAATGACCCCGCCAAAGATTAATTTAACTGACTGTATCGGCAAGGCTTTCTATAAAGTTTATCATCAGGTAATGAATCACGAATTTACGCATTATTGGTTTAGCGGTGGGCGTGGTTCGTTGAAGTCGTCGGCTATAAGTATATTTATAATCATGCTTATGCTGCTAGACCCAACTATAAACGTTATTGTTTTCCGCAAAGTTGAATTAACAATAAAAACAACAGTTTATGAACAGATAGCATGGGCTATAGAAAAGCTGGGGCTAAATGATTTTTTCATAGCTAGAGTGTCGCCGCCGTCGTTTATATATAAAAAAACCGGGCAGAAAATATTGTTTTGGGGGCTGGACGACCCGACGAAACGCAAGTCCGTAAAAGTAAAAAAAGGTTACTATGCTATAACGTGGTTTGAAGAATTAGAAGAATTTTCGGGAATCGAAGAAATAGAAAAGGTATTGCAATCAGTGCTGCGTGGCGGCGAGCGGTTTTGGTGCTTTTATTCATATAACCCGCCTGCGTCTATGCAAAGCTGGGTGAACAACGAAGCCTTGAAATCTCGTCCCGATAAGCTGTTACACAAAAGCAACTATCTGCAAGCCCCGCCCGAATGGGTAGGGAAACAATTCCTCTATGAAGCGTCAGTTATGGCAGTATATCAGCCCCGCAGGTTTAGACATGAGTATTTAGGTGAAGTCACAGGAACAGGCGGAGAGATATTCACTAACTTAAAACTGCGACCAATCACGAACGAAGAAATATCGCATTTCGATAATATTAAGCGTGGGCTTGATTTAGGTGTATCAATAGACCCTATGGCGTACATGACAATGCACCTAGATAACGCAGCACGCAAGCTATATATATTCAATGAATACTATGCCCGTGGCTGTCCGAGTTGGACGTTAGCAGAACATATAAAAAAGGAAAATCCACGCAACAGGCTTATAGTAAGCGATATCCAGCATGAAACATTAATGAGCCTAAAAAGCTATGGGATTAATGTTCTTCCGGCTAAAAAGGGGCAAGGTTCGAGAGAATGGGGCTATAAATATTTGACAGATGATTTATTAGAAATCGTTATAGACCCTATGCGCTGCCCGAATGCAGCGCGAGAATTCGCCCAATACGAGCTAAAAAAAGATAGAAATGGTAACTATATTGCTAATTATCCCGACGGCAATGACCATACTATAGACGCCGTTAGATATGCATTAGAAAACAGCCACCCGCCAATGAAAGTAAAACGTAAATAAATAGGGGGAAAAGAAATGAACAACAGCAAAAACGCGCAGAAACGTATTAGACAGAAAGCACTGACTACCGCCCGGAAAAATAGCGGCAACGAAAATCAGGCTTTCAACAACAAAGAACGAATCAGAAAAGACCCGAGATTGAAAGCATTAAACCTTATTAACCCGGTAGAAGGTACGCCAAGAGTGCCGACCCTTGCCGACATTAAAACAATGTACGGTGCGCCAGCTACGCTAGCAGAGGTAGACGCAGATACCAAAAAAGCAAATGACGCTGCTATAGGTCAATGTCATTCATTGCTACATCATGCTATCTCTATAATGGGCATGAGTGCATACCCGCAATTTTTAGGCTACGGTTATTTAACAGGGCTTGCGCAAAACGGGCTTATTCGGGCAGGCTGTGAGATGATTGCTGATGAAATGGTAGAAAAGGGTATAACGCTAACAACAAAGGGCAACAATGACCCTGATACCGATAAACAGGCAAAGCTGGACAGACTTAACGAATTAATAACCAAGATAAACCTGCTGCCGACACTACGCAAAGCGGTAAGTATCAGTAAGTATTATGGCGGTAGTTTAGTATACATGGACTTCGACGGAATCGACACCGCCAGTGAAAACCTGCTAAATCCATTAATTTTAACGAAGAACGAATTACGAGGTAAAAAACTGCGGCGTTTGAAAGTTATAGAGCCGTATAACCTTTCCCCCGGTCAATACAACGCAGCAGACCCGCTGCAAGAATATTACTTCAAGCCACGATATTGGTTTGTAATGGGGAAAGCTGTAGACGCAAGCCGCTTCCTGCCGCCAGTGCAAGAAAACGAACTGCCGACGATATTACGACCTGCTTATAACTTTTTCGGTATCCCGCTTGCACAGATTGTATTAGACGCAGTAGCGCACTTCACAGAATGCAGAGAAGCAGAAGCAAGGTTATTGACCAAATTCAGCTTAACAGTATTCAAAACGAATCTTAACGAGCAGATTTTTTCGGGCGGTGACTGGGCGCAGATTGATAACCGTGTAAATAACTTCGTACAGTATCGCAGTAATGATGGCGTCATGCTGATAGATAAAGAATCAGAAGATATTGATATTAAATCAACGTCGTTAGCTGGCGTAAAGGATATAGTAAGTCAGGCAATGGAGATTGTAGCGGCTTACTTCAATGAGCCTGTAACAAAAATGTGGGGTTTAACGACGTCAGGATTTAATACAGGTGAAAGTGATTTAAAAAACCACTACGACCACATAGCCAGCCAGCAAGAAAAGCAACTGCGTGACCAAATAGAATACGTCTTAAAGGTACTACAAGTGCAGGAATGGGGCGAGATAGATAACGAGATAACTTTTACCTTCAATCCATTATCAGAGGAAAAAGAAGAAAGCATAGCTACGGTAAACAAAATCAAAGCTGAAACGCAGCAGATTTATATATCTAATGGTGTCATCAGTCCTGACGAGGGCAGAGAGTGCCTGAAAGCTGACCCGAAAAGCGGTTTTAACAACCTCAATGAAGAAAGCGTACCCGAGGAAGAATTAAGCGAGGAAGAACGCGAACTGTTAGGATTAACTGAAAAGCGGGAAGTTTTGAGCCAAGATGAAAAGCCGCCAAAAGAAGTTGAATAAAAAAACGAAATAATTGATTAAAAATAAGTAAAATGGGAAAAAATGCGGGGTTATATCAAATAATTCCGCATAAACCTTACAAAAGGGGGCTAATGTATGGCGTCGAAAATCAGACGACGGCGGCGACAGGTAACTATACCGGGAATACCTGCCAGCGTCGGAATACAGAACGAATACGCCCGTGCGATACGCCGCTTGATAAAACAAATGGAAAAGGCAGCGTTAAAGTTTGTACTTGAAAAATACAAGCTGTTTAGAGCGTCGGAAATGGTAACGAATGACGCGCCCGTTGATTTCGACAATAGACGCTTACAGCAGCTTATTGACGCTATAAAAGCGCGTTTCGGCAGATATATAAGCGAATGGGAAGCCGAGGAACTGGACGCTATAGCCAGCAAGTTTATCGGTAAGATAGATAAACAGACTAAAGCGGGGCTTATAGCTAATCTAAAAAAAGCGGGCATTGTGATAGATTTTCACATTAGTGCCTTACATCAACCGCTACTTGAAGAAATGGTAGCGAGTAACGTAAATTTGATAAAGAGTATTGCCCCTAAATACTTTGATAAATTAACCAATGTTGTAATTGACAGCGCACTTAAAGGGCGGGATATGGCAAGCATATTTCAGCACATAAAAGACCTTAACAAGGTTACAGAACGGCGGGCAGAACTGATAGCCATAGACCAAACCAACAAGGCAACGCAGGCGTTAAACGTTATGCAGACGAAGGATATCGGCATAAAAAAAGGTATATGGATACATATACCCGGCGAGAAAAGCAGCCGTAAAACACACATTGCAATGAATGGAAAGACATTTGATTTAGACGAGGGGCTTTATGACGAAGATGTAGGCAGAAATGTTTTACCGGGAGAACTGCCATATTGCAGGTGTGATTTTCGACCTGATATCACCGAATTACTCACTAACGAGCAATAATTAAGTTAACCTGTGATATAATCAAAATAACAAATAAAGACTTTTGTATAAAAATAGTTAAAACGAAAGGGCTGACCATATGGAACGGGAAAACAATATTTTAGCGTTTGACGCCGCCATAACAGCGCGCAGAATAGACGAAAACGGATTTATGCACGTTGACGCCTGCCCAATCAGTAAGGCGACTGTAAACCCGTATTTAGGGCGTGAAATTCCGAACTGGCAGGATTTAGGCTTAAACCCCGAACGTGTCTACTATGGACTGCGTGACCCGGAAGAATTAGCGAAAGCTGCCCCAACATTTAACGGCTTGCCGCTAATGCAGGGACACCATGACTATACCGCCGACGCGCCGCCTAAAGAATATCAGGTAGGCAGCACAGGAACAGAGGCACGCTTTGAAGAACCGTATTTGTTGAATGCGTTATCTATCACAGATAAAAAGGCGATTAAATCCGTCGAGGACGGAAGTTGTAAGCAGATATCTTGCAGCTACCGCTATACGCCCGATATGACCGCAGGGGAATATCAGGGCGCAAAATATGATTTTGTTATGAGGGATATTCGAGGAAATCACGTTGCCCTTGTACCGCAAGGCAGGGCTGGCAGTGATGTAGTTGTATCCGACAGTTTACCTGTTGAGATAGAAAAAACAACGAAGGGAGAAAAAAAACAAATGAAAAATCTTTCAAAAGATATTTTAAGCTTTAAACGCCGCAAAGCTGACTTACAGCGCGTTATCTTTGCAAAAGACGCTGATTTAGGTATCGAAGCAGCAGAAGTTGTGTTAGCTAATTTGCAAAAGGCTGTAAATGTTGTTGAAGCGCAGGTAGAAGGTTACGACCCCCGAGAAATTGGCTTGGATGTGGACGCAGATATTTCTATCGACGACCTTGTAGACAAATTCTTTACAGGGCTGGAAGCTGCACAAAAAGACACTATTAAGGCGAAACTGTTAGAATTAAAAGGCGGTGAAGGTATGGACGAAAAATTGACTTACGCCGAGGGCGTATCCAAAGGCGAGGAATTGGAAAAGAATCCAGCCGAACGCGCAAAACTCGATAGAGAACATGAGCGTAAAGGCATGGAAGAATATTTAGAAAAAAAAGCTAAAGACGAGGACAAGGAAGAAAAAGCCGAAGATGATGAACTCGAAGAACGCATGAAAGACCCTGCTTTTAAAGCGGGTTTTGAAATGGGTATCAAAGCAGGCGAGCGTTACGAAAAAGACAATCCGAAACGGATTGACCGCGACCACGAGCGCGAAGGTGAGGAAAAATACCTTGCTAAAGACGCACTTCCCGCATTGCTGGCTAATGCTAAAGCAGAAGCGGAAAAAAATGTTATGGAACGCGTGAAAAAACTTAACGCTGCCGCTAACGCTTGCGCTTTCGCACTCGGTAACGTCGACGCTATGGCGTATGACAGTGCAGAAGATATCTACGCAAGAGCCTTGCAAGCTAAAGGCATTGATACTTCTAAATATCCCAAAGAATCTTACAAAGCTATGGTTGACGTGTTGCAAAAACAACGTTTTGACGTAACCCACGCTAACGACGAAGCAATCAAAAAATTCAGCGTATCCAGTGAAAAAACTCCTGAATACATGAAAAACTTGAAAAACATCACTATTCGATAAGAAGGGAGCAAAGAAAAATGGCTAACGAATTTCAAGGACAAGTAAACATCCTGCCTGCTATTGGTGTACCCGGTCAACATATGAGTACCAACCCTTTAGTAAGCACTCAAAAAGGCTATTGCGCAGCCGACACCGTAACTATTGGCGGTTTCGTATGGGCGGCAACCGTAGACAATAACGACGCTTTTGTAAAATCCACAGGCACAGGTGCGCCGCTGGGCTTTGCAGTGCGTGAAATCACTAACCCGCTGGGTTATAACGAATCAGCTTCTAACACTGTTCCTAAAGGCTTTCCCGTATCCGTAGCAGTCAAAGGTGACTTTGCTGTTATCACTGGTACAGCCGCAACCGTAGGGCAAAGCGTTTTTGCAGTGCTTGCAGACGGTACTATCAAAACTGGCGAAGCAGGCGGCACTGTAGAAGATGCAGTAGAAACTGATTATAAAGTAGTAAATATTAACGGCGGCGGTGCTGTAGGCGATATTATCGTCATCAGTAACTGGGCTTAATGAAAGGGGATAAAACAATGTTTGAAAATCAATTAGGCTTGCAAGAACAGCTTGATGTTATGAAACAATATGGTATCGTGTTCGATACTGGCGCGCCTATCCGTGGCATTTTGGCAAACGATAGCATTGACCAGTTAGCGAACGACGCTGCTATGGTTACAGCAGCAAACAGCGGTATTCCGGTTGAATTTACATCTTATATTGACCCTATGGTAATTCCTATCCTGACCGCTACCCGTGGCGCAAGGGAGATTTTCGGGGAAGCAAAAAAAGGTGACTGGACAACCTCTTATGCACGTTTCCAAACTTCTGAAATCACAGGCGAGGTTGAAGCTTACACCGACTACGGTCAAGGCGGTGCGTCTGATGTAAACCCGACTTTTCCGGTAAGAACTCAATACATCTATCAAACTAACATCCGTTATGGCGATAGAGAAGTCGACGTCGCAAGCCGCGCACGTTTGCAACTGGCAGCAGATAAACAACGTGCTGCTGCTACTGTAATTGATATTGCAAGCAACAAATTCGCCTTGTATGGCGTGGCAGGCTTGGAGATTTACGGTTTGCTCAACGACCCGAATTTACCTGCTTCTGTTACTCCGCTGCCAAATGCAGCAAACAAAACTCTGTGGGCTGATAAATCCACTAAAGAAATTTACGAAGATGTACTGTATCTTTTCGGCAAAATGGCTGACCGCGGCGCAGGACACATTGACGCTAACACCGAACTTGTGCTTGCTACCTCTCCCGCTACACAGGTACAACTTGGCAAAGCAACTGACTTCAATATCTCTGCACGTCAGATGTTGGAAACCTACTTCCCGAAAATCCGTTTTGTCGCATTGCCTGAACTGGCTACCGCAACTGGCGGCACTTCCATTTTGCTTGTCGCTCCGACAATCGAAGGACTGCCGACCGCTCAAATCGGATTTAGCGAAAAATTCCGTGCTATGCGCTTAATTCCGGAAAGCTCCAGTTTCCATCAAAAATTTGTCGGTTCGTCCTACGGCACTATCATTTATAGACCGTTCGCAATCGGCACAATGACAGGCGTATAATTTACACTAAATACAAAAAAGGAGTGCTGCTACATGGCTAGACCAAAAAAAGTAAAACAAGATGAAGTTGTAACAATCGTTGATGATAAGAATACAGAAGCCTTACTGCCGCAGGAAGTCGAGCCGACAGGGGTAGAAGTGATTGAGGAAGAAAAGCCCGTTACTTATGACCCCAACGAAAGCGACGAAGTCAGCGAGGTAGAGGAAAAGGAAGTTGAAAAAGTTAACGCCAAACAACCTGTTCAAGCTTCCCCGACCAAACAAGCTGACACTGTTACGGTATGCTGCAATTCTTATCAAGACGTGATTTTTGCTGTAAGACTGCCAAACGGTAGTCTTGCCGAGGTTAAATTTAACGGCAACAACAAACATCTTGCGGGGCTTGAAATGGGTAAAAACCCAATCGGCGGCGCGTTTGGTATGACTTTCGGCGTTCCCTCTGACATGTGGGAATTGATTAAAAAACAGCATAAATCAGACCCTAGAATTATTAACGGTTTGATTTTTGCATCAACCGGAGATACCCGCTTTACAAAAAGCGCAATCCACGAACGCAAAGAACTGCGTAACGGGAACGAGCCACTTGACCCGAAAAAGGTTATTGCTTCAACAACCCCTTTTAAGTAAGGGGGGCGTAAAAATGGCTGATGATAACAATATCGTTATATTCGACCCGGAAGAATTTAAAAAGCTGTATCCGCAGTTAGCGGGTGTAGATGATGTTGTCCTTGAAAATAATTTCAAGATAGCAACACTGGCTTTAAATAATTCCGTCAATTCAGCCGTGAAAGACCTTGACGAACGTAAAACGCTGCTTTACCTGCTCACTTGCCATATAAGCGAGCTACAGCAGCGCGGAGCGTTTGTTGTAGGCGTTTTGAGCGGCGCGACACAGGGAAAGGTATCAACAAGCTATACCCTACCAATGTCGCTTAACTGGTATAACCAGACACAATGCGGTATGCTTTTTTGGACACTCACGGCAAAGTACAGAGCAGGCGGGCGTTATTATGCGTTTAAAAGTCAAGCTTGTTACAGGTAACGGAACAGGGACATCCGGCAACTGGAAAAAGAAGTTGCGAAACCTAGTAAGGCAAACGCCGGAAGCACAGGCGGGCTTTACAGCGGACGCAACTTATCCAAGCGGGATAAATGTTGCTTATGTTGCCTATATCCAAAACAAGGGCATTGGTGGCGTTCCTGAACGCCCCTTTATGCAAAGGACTGTAGATGAACAACAAAACAAATGGAGCAAGCAACTTACTGCCCTGTTAAAAGGTAAGTCGGCGCAGAATGGCGCGCTTTTAAATGCTTACACTGCTGTATCAAAAGAAATGAAAGCGGATATACAGGATACTATTAAAAAATGGGAGTGGAACGACCCGCGCCCGAATAGCCCTGCCACTATCCGCATGAAACAGCGCAAAGCACAAAGCGGCAAAAACGCCGTAGCAACTGACCCTTACCGAGCTTTGATTGATACGTCTACCATGATAAATGCAGTCACAAATAACGTAAAAGTTAAATAAAGAGGGTGTAACAGATGAACGGAATTAATTTGCACATGGTGGTTAGAAGTGCTATAACTGCCATAAATCCTGACGAACAAGTTATCTTGTATCAGTCAGCCGGGCAAAAAAATATCAGCGGCATTGTTACACCGCTTTTTTTTAGCCCTGCAACTGTAAACGTGCAGTTTCAACCAAACGAAGCTAATCGTTTGCAACATCTCGAAAACATCAACAGCACGGCGCATACAGAACAGATATTTCTTGCCAGCGATAACAATAGACCTATTGAAGGTATCGCACGCGTTCCAATCTTACGCACAGGCGATTATATCGAGCGCAAGCCCGGTGAATTTTGGAAAATCACAGCAATGTTTGAGGACTGGTCTAATGTTGGCTGGGCTAACTGTGAAGTAACTTTGCAAGTGCCGCCGTATCCCGACTTTACCAATCAGCCTGACGACGAAGGAAACAACCTTACAAGCGTCGGAAGAAAGGCGGTGAAGTAATTGGAGCATGGAGAAATTAACGTAGCTGTAGAAGCCTATTTGCGGGCTTATATGCAACCGCCGTTAACTGCTGAACAAATTTATTTAGGGCAGCAGAACAACTCGGCACTGCCAAAGACACGAGAACACGTGGTATTTTTTCTTGCCAGTACCCGCCGGATCGGTACGAATGTCGGGGAACAGATTGTAACGGAAGCAGGCACAACGGAAACACGTTCTTACCGTGAATATGTCGTTAACGTCGATTTTTGTGACGCCGATTATCAACGAGCATTGCAGCGTGCCGAATACTTTGAAACGCTGGGGCGTTCTGATGTTGCGGTTGACTTTTTCAAAAAGAATTACAATATAGCTTTATTGTACTGCGAAAATATGCAGTTTTTACCATATACTGATGACACAAATCAATATATCAACAGATACCGCTTGCCGCTTCATTTAGCGTTTTGGACAGTATACGAATACCAGACAGAATACTTTGATAAAATCGCGATAACGCGGTTAGAAAATGTTGATGTACATCATAAACCAGAAAAAGGGGGTTTATAAAAAAATGGCAATACCTATTTCAAAAATCGTTGAAATTAACCCGCGCGTTATTAAAGCGGGTAGCCAAGAGCTTGAAATTGCTGGCTTGTATTTAAGCGAAAACGAATTAACACCATTCCCGACGCTTAAAGCATATGCAAGCAAAGACGCTGTAGGCGAATACTACGGGCTGGACAGCGTAGAATATCTTGCGGCTAGTCATTACTTCCAGTCTTACGATAACAGTTTTAAAAAGCCTAATATTCTTTATTTTGCAAAAAGGGTATCTGAGGCAATCGCAGGAAAGCTGTTCGGTGCAGAAGCGTTATCACTGACCAGCCTTAAAAAAATCACTGCTGGCGGCTTTACTATCTCCGTAGACGGCAGCCCTATCACTGTTACCGGATTAGATTTTAGCGCAGCTACAACGCCTAGCGACGTAGCCGCAGCAATCGCCGCTAAGGTTACCGGAACGACCGTTGTTTACAATAGCAACAGTGAAAGCTTTACCATTACCAGCAAAACTACAGGCGCAGACAGTGAAGTATCTGTAGCCACAAACGGTTTAACTATTAAAGACCTCGGCACTGATACCGCAACAGCGTTAGGCTTGACCGCCGCAAGTGGCGCGCTGGTATCCGACGGCAGCGACGCTTTGACGCCTGCCGCTAATATGCAATCTGTTGTAAATCAATCGACTAACTGGGTAAGCTTTACCACACTGAAAGAAGCTACAGATGTAGAAATTCGGCAGTTTGCAGAATGGAACAACAGTAACCCGATTGAATTCTTGTACGTTCCGTGGCAATCTTCTAATGCCCTGAAAACCAGCGGCGAGGGAACACTTGTAACCACGCTGAAAGAAGCGGACTACGAAGGACTTTGCATGAACTATGCGCCTGACGTATACACTTCTACGCTTGTCATGGCTACAGCAGCTTCTATTGACTGGAACAGAGCGAACAGTGTTGTAAGTTATGCGTTCCGTAAGCAAACAGGACTTGCGGCGTCTGTAACGGACGACGACAGCGCAACAGCATTGCTGGCTAACAACGTTAACTTCTATGGACGCTACGCCGCCCGCAGCACTGATTTTTCGTTCTATTATGACGCAAAAATGTTTAGCGGCAACTACGGATTTGTTGATACGTATATCAACATGATATGGCTTAAAAATGTTATGCAAATCTCACTTGCAAACGGCTTGACGTCAATCGGTAGGACACCTTATAACGAGATTGGGTACACGCAAATTCGTGCATGGCTGAACGACCCAATTACTAGGGCGTTGAATAACGGCGTTATTGATACGGGTGTCGAATTAAGTGAAAGCCAAAAAGCGCAGCTTTATGCGGAAGCAGGGGAAGATATCTCTACAGAGCTTTACACCAATGGCTATTATATCCAAGTGTTAGACCCCGGCGCAGCAGCAAGGGTTAACCGTGATAGCCCGATTATAAATGTTTGGTACACGTATGGCGGCAGCGTTAACAGATTAGTCGTTCCGCTGACCGTAGTGTTATAAAAAGGGGGTGTGCTATAAATGGATATTACATCAGCAAATGCAAAATGTTTCTTAACGATTGAAGAACTGTTCCCGGCAGGTGTTCTGTTGCAAAACTACGCTACCGACCAAGCTGTTGACCAAGACGAGCGACAAATCAGTATCGTTCGTATGGGCGTTGACGGACATATGGCGGCAGGCTGGACACCGCAACCGCATATTATACACTTTACCTTTGAAGCAAATAGCCCGTCTTTAACTTATATCAGGGCGTTGGCTAAATACATGGAAACACAGAAAAAAATCGTTCGGCTAGGTTTATCAATAAACATTCCGAGCATTTCAACTTCGTTCATGTTCTCGAATGGCGTATTAACTAACGCTAAAGACTTCCCAGCACTTAAACAGGTGCTTGACCCCGTTACAGCAGCGTTTGCTTTTGAAACGAGAAGCTAATATAATATAGTTAACTAATAGGCGATATTCATAGTATCGCCTATTCTTATAAAAGGAGTGAGCAAAAAATGGCTAGAAAAGAAATCATATTTACGCTACAAGACGCCGAAAGAACGTTAAAATTTAAGGCTAGACAAATGCCCGCAACGAAACTCGAGATGTTTATCATTAAACTTGCAGCCGTGGCACTTCACGGCGGAATTGCAAATTCATTCAACGGACTGCCTGAAGGAAAAGGCATTTCCGAAATTAACTGGCGTGATGTTAACATTGATGAAGTTTTTAAATCTTTAGGAAATGTTAACGTGGAAGAAGTTGCCGAGCTGGGCAATGAGCTGCTTAAATGCTGTTCGCTCATTACTTCCGACGGCGTAGAACAAGAATTAATGCCGGAAACAATAGACGCAGTCATTGAGGAAGTAGGCAGTCTATGGACGTTGAAAAAGAAAGCCTTTGAGGTGAATTTTTCTAGTTTTCTAAAAGGCGGCAAGTCAAACGAAACGCCCGACTTGTCGCCGAGCAGCAGCGGTATTCATTTCTCGAAAAAACAGTAAATGTCACGCCCTCTGTTGCTAACGTAGTTGCCGCAAGGCTTGCCACACTGCATGAATTACAAACAATTTACAGTTATGATGATTTATTAGATATGTGCGAGATCTTGGCTAACAAAAATACTAATGACTTTTTGATAGCTGAATATATGCGAAAAAACACGAAAGGGGGTTAAAAAATGGCTACAGTTATCGACAGTTTTATGATAACTCTAGGGCTAGACCCCACAGATTTTAACAAAGGAATAGACGAAGCCGACAAAAAAACAGAAAGCTTTGCTTCCAAGCTAACGAAAAAAGGAACAGTAGCCGCAGCCGCTTTCTTTTCATTCGGTGGAATTATAGCGCAAGTAAAAAGTTTGGCAGCAGGGGCTGACGAAGTTGGCAAGATTGCCGACAGAATTGGCGCAAATGCTCCGGATTTATACGCATGGGGCAACGCGGCAGAACTATCAGGCGGCAGCGTCAGGGGATTGTTTAACAGCGTCGAAGGACTCAATAAACAGTTAACCCGTATCGCTGTTACAGGTAAAAGCCGTATCCTGCCATTCTTTGAGCAACTGGGCGTTGCAGTAGTAGACGACAGCGGAAAAGTCCGCAATGTATTTGACATTTTGCGAGATTTAGCCGGAGCTATTGAAGGTATGAGCAAGCTGGAAAGTCAAGGTATATTATCTTCACTACAACTCGACGAAGGTACGATAGGACTTTTGCAAGGTGGTAGGCAAGCTTTAGACGACCTGATAAAACGTCAAAAGGATTTAGGATATTTCACAAAAGAGGATACGGTTATAGCTGCAAAGTTTAACGACAGCATTACTGAATTAAGCCGTTCTTTTAGATTCGTATTTTTGCCGATTCTGCGGTTTGCTGCTCCGACACTGACCCAATTCGCCCTAGCATTAACGGATGTATTCGCCTATATGCAGAAGCATGGCGATATATTAACAATGGCGTTATACGCTATTGTAGCCGTTGTTACGGGCTTATTACTGCCTGCCCTGTGGAGTTTATTCACCGCCATACTAGCTAATCCTATAACGTGGGTTATAATGCTTATAGCAGCGTTTCTATTAGTCCTAGAAGATTTATGGGTATACGCCAACGGCGGCAAGAGTGCCTTTGAGGATTTATGGAAAATGTTAGGAACAGGTGATGAAGTCCTTGCGGCACTACAAACGGCGTGGGATTACTTGAAACAGGCAGCCCAAATAGCATGGGAGATATTGAAACAAATCCTATTATTCTGCCTAATGGGCTTTTATAAAATCGTAACAGCAATGGCGTTACTTGTTACAGCAGGCGGCGCAGCGTTCAAAGCCATTGCAGGGTTTATTAACGACTACTTAATATCCCCGCTCCAATCAGCGTGGGAATGGATAGGGAAGATTTTAGACAAAATTCCTTCATTGAGCAGCATAAAAGCTACCATTTCCGAACGGTGGGAACAAGCTAATACTCCGATACCGTCGTTGCAGGCTATTGCAGCAGGCGGCGGGGGTAGCAATACCAATCAAGAAATTAACGTAGGGAAAATTGATATCCATACCGCAGCAACGGACGCAAGCGGCTTAGCTGCCGACATGGGTGGAGCAATCAGCGAGAAATCAGGGCTATTCTTTACGAATGCAAGCGGCATTAAATAAGGGGGCTTTAAAATGGCGAAATTATGGAATTGGAGCGGTAAAGAGTGGCAGAACTGGCTACTTGCCACCAGCGCAGGTACAGCACTAGCCACATTTACGACCTATCTAGGCAGCACAGTAAAAGCGGAAGCTAATATTACATACGATTACCTAGAACAAGGTAGCTTTGCTGCCTACAATAAAACTACTGCCCCTATGGATATCACAGTAACGCTTGCTAAAGACGGAACGCCGGGAGAACTTCAACAGGCTGTAGCGGTGCTGGAACGTCTGCGGACAACAACGGAATTAATATCATTTGTAACCCCGCTTAAAGAACACCAAAACATGACGCTAGATAAATATGATTATGCTTTTAACGAGGGGCAGGCATTAACAACCCTTGTAGTAAACATTCATCTTGTCGAGATTCGGCAGCAGAAAAGCCAGTATACAAATGTTGATGTGCAGCCAATAACATCAGACGACGCCGCCAGCGCGTCAGACGCTTCAACCGTAGACAGGGGCAACACTAATCCTAGCGACGGGGACGATTCCGAAAACAGTAGTGTAGCATACGATATAAAAAAGGTTTTGGGATTGTAGGGGGACATTATGACTTATAAAACGATACCATTAAACGCTATACCTAATCAGCAATTCACGGTAACGCTTGAAGGTCAAATCTGCCAAATTCGCTTATACTGGCGTTATGACAAACTATATTGTGATTTAAGCGTACAGGATGAAGTGATATGTACAGGCGCGCTGTGTGTAACTAATGAGTTGATCTTACAGCAGCCTAAATTGAATTTCAGCGGAAATCTGCTATTTGTGGACAAAGAAGGACACGGAGCGCAGCCGGACTATAAAGAGCTAGGAACACGTTTTGTCTTGTGCTTCGTGCCGGAAAGCGAGATGTAGCATGAGTTTTTCAATAAAAGCCCTTAGAGCGACTATAACGCTTCGTAGCGGGACTTTTCCGAATACGAATAGCAATACTATTATTATTGAAAACCACCGCATTAAAGCGACGATATCGAAGCCGGGCGGCGAGGACAAGAACACTTTAACCGCCAGTATATACGGTTTACCTTTAAGTGTCATGGAAACGGCAAGCACGTTAGCATTTTATCCACAGCAGTCAGAAAAGAACTTTATTCGCCTTGAAGCTGGCGACGATACGGGTATAGTCGGGACAGTCTTTGAAGGTGAGTTTACACTGGCAGCCGCCAACTTTAGCGGTGCGCCAGAGATATCTTTTGATATCAAAGCAGCGGCGGGTATTTATCCTGCGCTACTGGCAACGCCGCCAATCGCAGTACAAGGCACTACCGACGCCGCGAAACTGTTCGAGCAATTCGCTACAGAAGCGGGATACACCTTTATCAACGAGGGCGTTTCAGCAAGCGTCAGAAACACAACCTTTACAGGCAGCCCGATAGAAAAAATGCACAAGCTAGCAAAGCAACTAGGCATTGATTTATATATTGACGACAGTAAAGTCGTGATAACTCCGAAAAACGGAGCGCGCAGCGGTAATGCTGTGTTGATAAAGGTAGGAACTGGTTTAATCGGCTACCCGTCTTTCAAGCAGGACGGCATAGAGTTTAAATGCGAATTTGACCCTACTATCACACTAGGCGGGTTAGTAAAGCTGGAAAGCGTTGTTCCGCGAGCTACAGGCGTATGGAAAGTTACAAGCTTGACGCATAACCTAGAATGTTTTAACGCACAGGCAGCGGGAGCGTGGGACAGCGTAGTCAAAGCCGTTTACGTACAGGAGAGCTGATATGGATACTTTGAAAAAATCTCAAATAGTGGCGCCAACTGTTGAAAGCACTCGTTCGCCTTTCACTGGTAACAGTCAAGGCAACGAAGTGGCGTATTTTATCGAAAACTTTTTGAATGGCAGGGTAAATACGGCGTTGCCGTGCAAAGTCCAAGCTGTTTACAGCGACGGAATAAGCCCCACAGGGCGAGTTGATGTACTGCCCTTAATAGTTGCCCTAGACGCCAAAAACAACGCCATAAATCCAGCCCCGCTTTATAATTTACCCTATTGCAGAATACAGGGCGGCGCAGCGGCATTAGTTTGCGACCCTGTACCGGGTGATATTGGACTTGCGGTATTCTGTCAGCGGGACGTATCCAACGTTGTTAACGGAACACCTGAACCAGTCCAGCCCGGTAGCTTTAGAAACTTTGATATTTCAGACGGCTTTTTTATCGGCGGATTTTTAAACCAGCAGCCGACCTGCTACATTCAGATTCTACCGGACGGCAATGTTATCGTCACAGCCCCGCAGCACGTCACAGTTAACACCAGTCAGACGACCATTAACAGTAACACTACCATAAATGGCAATCTGACCGTTACAGGTAACACAACCGTGCAGCGGCGGCTTGATGTTATCGACAATGCGACAATCAAAGGTATTAGCTTTGCCGACCACGTTCACGGAAATGTTGAAAGCGGCAATAGTAATACTGGCACACCTAAATAAAGCAAAACATCAAAAATGGGTAAATTTGATATCTCAAAAAAAGAGATAGCAAAAAACGCTGTTTTTGACATTTAAACTACATAAATAATTTAGCGATAAAATACCGTATTTTACCGCATTTATACCAGCAAATTTAGCATACAAACTAAGAGAGGTTTTGAAATGGGAAACGGGAAAATTAAGTGCAATCTATGCAATGAAGAATATTCAGCGGACGCCTGCAAAAGCTTTACTTACGGGCGGCTTGATGTAAATATTTGCCCGACATGTTTGGTTTGGTCATCACACGAATGGGCAGTTATGGCGAGAAAAACGCTGCGACAAAAGAAAGGCAGGCGTTGACGTGGAAGCGATATTTATGGGTGCGATAACGTGGGCTATCATTGGTATTTGCTATATGATTTATCTTTTTAGCCAGAAGACTCCTACCTCTTAGGTGGGAGATGAATGGCGGTTCGCCGAATTTGCGTAAGCAATTGATAGCGAACAAATGGTATATATGCTATAATTAGACTGTGGAGGTGATACAGTGAAAACATATAAATTCAAGCTATATAGTTCAAAAAGAAACAAGAAACTGCACAGACAGATTGATATTGCTGGAAGTATATACAATCACTGTATAGCCCTGCATCGGCGATATTATAGGATTTTCAAGAAGAGCCTGACGACATTTTCGCTGTCAAAGCATTTAGCAAAGCTGAAAAAACTTTCAAAATACACTCATTGGAAGTTGGTTGGTTCACAGGCTATTCAGGACATAAGTGAGAGAATAGGTAGGGCTTATGCTCTGTTTTTTCACAATTTGAAACATAATATTAAGGCTTCACCTCCGTGTTTCAAAAAAATCAGGAAATACAAATCCTTCACCTTGAAGCAAGCTGGGTACAAGTATACCAGTCAGGACAATTCCATAATCATACAGAAACAGAAATACCGTTTTTTCAAATCCCGTGAAATAGAAGGCAAAATCTGTACTGTTACGGTCAAGAGAGATAGCCTGGGGGATATCTATATCTATTTCGTGTGTAAGAATGATGAGAACAAGGTATTAGCCAGAACAGGTAAAAGTGTCGGCTTTGACTTTGGATTGAAAACCTTTCTTACATCATCTGATGGTCAAGATATAGAATCTCCACTGTTTTTCAGGCGTAATAGCAGTGCCATAGTCAAGGCAAACAGAAGACTTGCCAGAAAAAAGCATGGTTCAGCCAGCAGAAAACGTATGAAGGCTGAACTTTGTAGATTGCATAAGAAAATAGCCAATCAGAGAAATGATTTCCATTGGAAGCTGGCAAATAAACTCTGTGGTGAGTATGCCGTCATATGTATGGAGGATTTGAATCTAAAAGGTATGCAGAAGCTGTATGGCAGAAAAATATCTGACCTTGGATTCGCAGAATTTTTGCAAAAGCTGGAATATGTAGCATATAAAGCCGGAACAACCATCATCAAAATAGATAGATTTTTTCCATCAAGTCAGTTGTGCTCATGCTGTGGCCAGCAAAATCATCAGCTGAAAGACCTGCGAATCAGAAAATGGCAATGTAGCTGCGGAGCAGTACATCAGCGTGATAGAAACGCTGCAATAAATATCCTCAATGAAGGATTGAAATATTTGTAGCAAATAATATCTGGGTGGGACATCATCCAGTAGGAGAGAATCAGTAAGACCTATATCCTGCTTGCAGGAATGGCATGGCTCGTTTGTATCCTAGAATCCCCTACTTCAAATACCGCAGGGAGTAAGTGGAGGGAGTATATCAATCTGAATTTTAAGGAAGTGATAAAATGTTTAATAGAAGATTACTTCAAGCCACATCAGGGGGGGATATTCCTATTCCCGTTGATATTCCTACCGCTTGTTTTGTTCCGTCACGAAATCAATATAACGCTCAAAATCAAGTGGAATATATGCCGACATTTACCATTCCCAAAAACGTGACACGTCTGGGCTTGTACTGGCACCCAGTACAAACGGCCTATGCAGACGACTGTAAGCTGTGGCGTCAAGTTGTCGCGGTATCCGAGGGCCAGCGGTACAGGGTAGATTACTTCAACTGGTCAACCAACGCTACCAGCGCAACGGGTACACTACGTCTGACCAATGTCAACAACAACCGGACGCTTGACACCACAGGAAGTATTATAGCGTTCGATAGATACATCTGGGAGCAGACGATGAAGGTGGGCGTGTTCTTCTTCCCCTGCAAGATACTTTATTGCGGATATAATAGAGAGATTGAAAAGTTGCCTATAACAGCAAGTATAGCGTGATAGGAGGATAACTATGTTCAACAGGCGTTTATTAATAGATTCGGGGGGGAGCAGCAAACTTATTCTGTGCTTGAAATCCATGTAGACGAAGCCGACGGCAGCCACATTAATTCAGCCAGAGTTGAGATGGCATATGACGGAATTTCAAACATGGGGCTTACAGATAACAAAGGCATAGCACTATTTAGTAACATACCGACAGAAAAAGAGATAACTTATTATATTTCTAAAGCCGGATATAACACAGCGTCGGGGACGTGGATTATTCCTGCCGACGCAGAATACGAAACAGAGTATGTAATTCTTACAAGACCTTTACCCGCGTCAGATACAGACCTATGGGCAACCACAGCAGCGGACGAGGACGGTTTTTATGATACATTTGATATAACTATTCCGGCTGGCGTAAATGTGATTTATGTGGGGGGGCGAAATAAACGGGAATGAGAGCGGCGAGCCTTGCTATTGTGGCATGAAGTCGACCACCAAAAGCTGGTTTTATTCGGCTGGTGAAAATAGCGTAGGCGCGACCACGTACGTCGGAGTTACTCCGTTAAAAACATATCGAGTTACTGTTAATTATGGCGCAGAAGTAAGCGGATACGGCGGCAGTGCGTTTATAAGATATTCGCAACGCATAAACGGCGTAACTCCAAGCGTTTCAGATTATTAAGAAAAAACAAAGTGAAGTGAATTGACATGAATAAAGCAGAAAAGGCGAAAGCCTACCGTGAGGAATTGAAAGCGGAAGGATACTGCCCAAGATGTTATAAGCGTAAAGCTGTAGCAGGCAAGCTGCATTGTAAAGAGTGCGAAAAGTATTATTATGCCTACTATCACGCACACAAGGCGCAGCGGCTTGAATATGCAAAGCAGCGGCGGGAAAAACTCAAAGCTGCCGGGCTATGCACTCAATGCGGGAAAAGGCAGCAGGAAAAAGGGCTTCTGTGCATAGAATGTTATAAAAAACTACCCCATTAATACCAGTAAGCAGGGCTTTTGCCCTGTTTTTTTGTTTTGCGATTTTTCAAAAAATACTTGACAACAGGACGAAGGGGGGCTATAATATAGACAAGAGGTAAGGAATAAAACAAAAAATAAGGGAGCGATACTATGACTAAACCATTAATGAAGTATGTACCCCAAAAATATTACAGCAGCATTCGAGATTTTTATAAAGATAGTGAAGGTTACTGGTTATGTCTGAAAGCTGACGGCGATTATATTTTTGAAAACTATTTTAGTGAACATACAATTCACGAAAACACAATTAACGAAGTAATGACGGCGTTCAGAAAAAGTATCGTAAGGAAGTGCAGAAGATGAAAACATTAAAAAACATAAAAGTTGGCGATAAAATATTTGTACTTTTTGATAATACTATTCTAGCCGAACCGTCAGAAATTAAAATATTGACCGTCGAGAAAAAGGGGAGAAAGTTTATTCATTCGGGGCATTATAAATTTAATATAGAATATGGCAATAATGTTAGTAATATTACCGTTAGAAATTTAACCGCATTCGCAACGTTTGAAGAAGCAGAAGAAAAGTCGAAAACAAATAGATACGGAATCAAAAAGGAGTGATAAAGTGAAGTTTGAAAAACCAACACTGAAAGAATGGAACGCCGCCGAGAAACTAGCTGACCCGGTAGCGTTTAAAGCGTGGGTCAAAAGGCTGGTACGCAGGGACAAGAGGTATTTAAAAGAAGTAGCCGCAGAAATGAATATCAATGAAACAGGCTTACACGACCGTTTTAAAAGGGGATTTGTAAACATCAACGACTTAATAAAGCTGCTGGATAGCCTAGATATGGATTTAATCATCAGAGATAGAAGGTATAACAGATGAAAAACTTGAAAGCGTACAAAGTTATGTGACATATCAAAGGAGTTGAAGTTGTGAGTTTTTAATAGATTAACAAATGGTGAAAAAATCATCATAGATAATCCGAGCAAACTTTTGCAAAACAAAATAAATGAAATATTTAAAGGTGATAACATGGAAAATTCTAATCAGATTGAAGCCCCGGTAAAATTCGGAATTTTAGAAGAAGAAAAAGTTTCCCGCAAATTTTACCCCGTAAAAAATGCCCCTGCCGATACAGTGCTGCCGAAAAGGAAAACAGCAAAAAGCGCAGGTTATGACTTCGTGCTACCCTGTGATGTGCGCTTAAATCCCCGCAGCGTATCGGCTATTATTCCAACAAACGTTAAAGCGTTTATGCCTGATGATGAAGTGTTAATGCTATATATTCGCAGCTCAATAGGCATTAAACATCATGTAACACTAGCGAATGGGACAGGAATTATTGACGCCGATTATTTTTCCAATCCCGACAACGACGGCAATATAGGCATTTGCCTACAAAATAACAGTGATGAAATCGTGAGCTTTAAAAAAGGTGAACGAATTATGCAAGGTATTTTTGTTAAATATGCTGTATGCGACAGCGACGATACAAACGAAGTCCGCAAGGGCGGTTTTGGGTCAACAGGAAAAGAATGACGCTCATATTTGCCCTGTAATCGCTTCAAAATACTTTTAGGACAATTACTATATACAAGCAAAAATAAAACGCTGCAACCTAAACAGCGTTCAAGAGAGGGGGTATATCATGGATAAGTTTTTTAGTGTTCTAAAAGAAAACGGCTTAATTATGAATTTCGTCTTTTTCTGCGTTGTTTTTTTAATTATCGGCGCAGGATTGGGACAAATGACCTCGAAGTAAAAAAACACCCTGCTTTTTTAGCAGGGTGTTTTTTTATAAAAGTTTTTGTGAGAAGGGGCAGCTTCTGCATATTTAATTATAGCAGCAGGGCGCAAAAAAGCAACCGTTTCCAGTTGCTAATTTTGTAGAGATTTTGTGGTATCAAAATCTAATATGATTGCTTCGTTAAATATTATAACATAAAAAAACAGAAAAAGCAAAGCGTTAACTTTGCTTTTGTCTGCTGCTTTTTAACTTGTTTTGCGTCACATGATAAAAAGGCGGTTTAATTTTGTACCATATTTATTATAGCGCATATATGGTATAATGTAAACAAAAATAAAAAAGCCCCGCAGGGCTTTTTTACTACCAGCTTTATCGTTGGGGAGATAAACCTGATATGTACCGGATTTATTCTATCATATAAAACAGAAAAACGCAAATGTGCGTTGCATTTGCGCTTCTGTGACCCTTTTAGTTACCAGCAATCACCGCTGACTGTGAATGTCTACATTATAGCAGCCAGACGCAAAAAAAGCAACCGTTGCCGATTGCTAATTTTGCAGAGGTTTGTTGAATGAAAAAATATAAGGGCTTACGACTATGCTACGCTAAAATTATAACATAGTTAAATAAAAAATAAAAGGGGGCTTATTTATGGCGCAATTAAGCATTTATAACGGCAGTGTTACATCCGGCGGAACAGACGGAACACTAATCACTACAAGCGATATCTTGAAGTACACAGATAAAAAAGGGGAGCTTGGACACATTGTAGCCTATGCGCTGCGGGCGGCGTTAACGACTAATGTTTATAACGTTTCGCTTTCTGTTATCGGCAGCAACCCTGAATGGTTACAGTTATCTAAAGACGGGAACACGTGGGGTCAAAAGTTAGAATTCGCAAATATAGGAGATACAAACACATTATTCTATGTACGTTCGAATATTCCGGAAGGTGCAGAATTCGGACAAACCGTATTAAATAGATTTTTGCTAAAATATGTTGAAACAGTATTAACAGAGGGGTAGGAGCTGATAAAATGATTATACTAAAATGTGAGGATGAACTGTTGATGTTAAGCGGAAACGCTTATATTAAGGCTATAAAAATAGATATTCCTGACAACGATAAAGAATTAACAGGCAAGCTAGATATATACTGCCAAGAATTTAGAAAAACGGCATTAAGTATAACTTACGACAAAAAAGTCGTAGAAAAGCTGTTAAATGAATGTATGACAGCGATAGAGGTAGAAATGTCTTGCGCACCGGACTGCAACACAAATATATTTATTGATTTAAAAAGTATTATTGATTGTGCGATAAAAAAGGTAGAAAGAGGGCTGGAAAATGATTAGATTCTATATAGACGGGACAACAGGGCAAAAAGACGGTACAGAAGTTACATCAATAAATCCTATCACAGCTACAGGGCTTTTCCCGTCGGGTAGCACGGCAGCAAGCAAAAGCGTTAAGGTGTATATCAGAGCAGACGCGGGAGAAAGTTATAGACAGGTTTTAGTTGGAGCTAATGCCGATAAATTTACTAAATGCCGTATAACTTCATCTCATCGCGGGCAGGATACCCTGACCTCTTAGGTCGGGGAGGAATGCCCGCTCCCTCCTTTCAATAAAAAACAATAGATTTTCAGCAAAATAGTGCTATAATAATTTTGATGAAGTAATATACACTTTAGAAAGGCAGGTGAGAATATGTCCGACCTAACCAAAACGATAAAACTTCGCATACATGTTACTCCTGAACAGGAAGTATTGTTCCGTCAAATGACGGAACAATACCGTCAGGCTTGCAACTTCGTGTCTCAATACATCTTCGACAATCAGTTCGACTTGACTTACCAAAGCCTCAATAAGAAACTGTATAGTAGCCTTCGTGGCTTGTTCGGCTTGAAGTCTCAATTAACCCAGTCTTCTATCAAGACGACGATTGCCAGATACAAGACAGTCAAGCAACAGTTATTCCGAAAGCCTTATAGATACAAGGATGAGGATGGTAACTGGCAACGCATCCCTAAGGATTTGGAATGGCTCTGGAAACCCGTATTCTTTCGCCGGCCGCAGGCTGACTTAGTCCGCAACCGAGACTACAGTTTCGTGGATGACGGGCAAGTCCTGTCCATCAACACACTCGGCAAGAGAACCAAATGTACCTTTGAAAGCGAGCATTTCGCTGAATACCTTGATGGCTCCTATGACCTTGGTACTGCTAAACTGATTGAACTCAAAGGTTTGTGGTATCTCCATATTCCTATCACCAAAGCTGTTGAAGATTTTCAGAAGGAAAACGTTCGCCATGTTGTCGGTATCGACCGTGGACTTCGTTTCCTTACGGTTAGTTACGATGAACAAGGTAAAACTGAGTTTGTCTCTGGCAGAAAGATTGCCACTAAACGCCATAAATTCCAAGAAGTACGCAAGCAGCTTCAGTCCAAAGGTACAAAATCTGCAAAGCGTAGACTAAAAGCCATTTCCGGGCGAGAGAACCGTTGGATGTCTGATGTAAACCATCGGATTTCTAAGACACTCGTTGAGAAATACGGCAAAGATACACTGTTTGTATTTGAGGATTTGACCGGCGTCAGCTTCGAGGATTCTAACCTTTCCAGAATTGCAAAGCAGAATTATGACCTGAGAAGCTGGAGTTTTTACCAGTTGGAACAGTTCTTAACTTACAAGGCTCACGAGAATCGTTCCGAGGTTCTGAAAGTGTCTGCAAGATACACTTCCCAGCGTTGTCCTAAATGCGGTACTATCCATAAAGAAAATCGTGACCATCACAGGCATCTGTATAGCTGTCAGTGCGGTTACAGGTCCAACGATGACCGTATCGGTGCAATGAATATCCAGCTCCTCGGCACGATGTGGATTTCTGGGGACAATAATCCTCGTTACGAAAGAATATCAACTACCTCGGAGTAAATCTCCTTGGTAAAGCGGGTGTCGTCAACCACCCGATAATGTAGGCGGATTTAGGGAGACATCTTTTAGATGTCGCTACTACCTATGCAGTTCCCGACTTACAAGCCGCCACTTCTATAAGTGGCGGTAGTTGACGCGAATGTAGATTACTTAATATCACTTGATTTAATTTAAATATCAAAAGTTAAGGTGTGATAAAATGGATATAGATAGAATTTGCTGCCGCTGCAATAAGCCTTTGCTTACTGGTTACTACTTTAATAACAAATTCGGTATATGTATAGATTGCATTACTAAATTATCCGTTTTAGAAATAAGAAACGAAAACCAGTTACATATCAAAGAGGTTGAAGCTGCGCTAAAAAAGGGGAATTGCTAAAATGATACATCAATGTACTTCATGCGGTAAGATAAAGCCTATTGAGTGGGCTTTTGAAATGCCCGCATATCATAAGACTTATTATATATGCAAAGAATGCTTGCCTAAAATATACGAAAGAATGAATAAGAAGTCACAAAAAAACTCTAAAACACAAGAAACCAGTTATTTTAGAAAAAGTTAGGGGGTGTAAACATGGCAGAAGTTGTTGAATTAAAAGCGTTTGTTACGTCCAGCCCAAACGAAGCGGATTTTTCGTCAGCAGCGCAAAACAGAGCAGACGAAGCATATCCGACTATAAAAGGTTATGTTACGTCTAAATCTGATGAAAGCAGCTATATCAAAGGTGAAACAATGCGCGTTGTGGGAGTTAACTTACAACCTATAACGCAGATATACACGTTTGAACCACTTACAGGCTCAATAGATATTGATAATACGTATCAGATTGAAGTTAAAGCTAAAGATAAACCGAAACCGCCAAAGCCGCCCAATATCCAAGAACCTATTTACGTCACAGGTAAATATGGAATTGAAATGAACCCGTATTTTACGCCCGGCGATATAGGGCGTACGCTATACCTTAATGACAAGTGGGATATATTTAGTGACGCAAGCGGACAGATAGCGTTAGTATCCGGCGCATATGCTATAGCACAGAATGCGGCGAACGCAGTCAGGCTGTTCAAAAACGACGCTTATTTAGCACAAACGCGCGGGATTCCACATTTTGAAATCGAGCTGGGCAAAGCCCCGGCGATTGCCGCCCCTATCCTGCGAACTCGCATACGTGAAACCGTTCTGAATGTAAACGGAGTAACAGGCGCAGAAGTTGACTTAACATTTGATGAAAGCGGGCGTGTCATGGGCGGTGAAGTGCAAGCGACAGTACTGGAAAGCGAAAACGTTCAAATTGACTTTTAAGGAGCGAAAACATGACTTACATTTTTTATCTAATATTAGATATCCTATTTACATTGATATGCTATGTAACTAATCCAGTTGTAATATTATTCTCAAACGAACACGGAGAACTTCCATACTCTCTGCGCTGGTGGCAGACTTACGATAATTGTATCGACATACCGCATACAATTAACAGCGGCGTTCCAAAGCTGTTTAGATATGACTTTGACAAGCATTATAAATACACCCCTGAATTCAAAAATAAATACGCCATGAAGCCGGGATACGTAGAGATATTAGACCCGAATTTTACTATATGGGAAAAAATTCAGCGTTATTTTTGCCGTAACGTTTGGCTTTATAGAAACACTGCTTATGGCTTTTCTTATGAAGTTTGCGGACGTTACGTATTCGCCGATAAGGTAAAAACATACGTTGACTATAACTATGCTGAAAACGACAAATGCTATATCGCTGTCGTTAACGATAATCGAATATTTTTAAATAAAACATGGAGCATATTTTACACAAAAAAATATTGCAAATGGTTTTATCTGCGAATTTATTTAGGCTGGAAATTCAAGGGGACTGCGGGGCAATCTATGATCGCTTTTCATATCAATCCATTTAGATTAAACGATTAAGGGGGATTAACAATGATAACATTCAACCCGGATACGGGGCTTATATCAAGCGGAACGGCGGCGATACGGGCTAACCTTGTAACTCAATGGCAAAAAGCATTCGCGACAGACCCCAATAAGCCATTGCTTGACACAGCCCCCGAAACACCAGCGGGGCAGCTTATTGACGGACAGGCTGTATTAATTAACAGGAAAGATAGCGAGATTCTTTATCTTGCGAACATGTTTAATCCCAAAACCGCGCTAGGAATATGGCAGGACGCACTAGCAGGCATTTACTTCATTGAACGCCATATAGCCATAGCAACCCTTGTTACGGGCAACATCAAAGGCGCATACGGCACAGTTATACCCTATGGAGCTATAGTCCAAGACCAAAAGGGATACACATATACGAACGTCACAGTAACGACCATAGGAGAGGACGGAACAGCTACAGCTATTTTCCGCTGTAGCCAGCGTGGGGCTATTGAAATAGGCGTAGGGCAGCTTACGAAGATAGTTACCGTTGTTCCCGGCTGGGACAGCATAACAAATCTAGCCGCAGGCGTCACCGGACGAAACAGCGAAACGCAGGCAGAATTTGAGCAGCGCAGACGTGCCAGCGTAGCACAGAACGCCCACGGCATAGCGTCGGCGGTTGAGGGCGCACTAGCTAACCTTTCCGACGTAGTAGCCGTATCGGTTTTAGAAAACCGCGGTGACACGGACAAAGTGCTTTACGGCGTCACACTGCCCCCGCATAGCATTTACTGTAGCGTCTATGGCGGGAACATAGAGAGTATAACCAAAACGATTCACGAAAAAATTGACGGCGGCTGTGGAATTTCGGGAAACACAAAAATCGCTTATGTAGATGAAAAAGGCAATGAATTCGTTTACTACATTGAGATACCGACAACAACAACATTCGCGCTGTCTGTAAAGATAAGGAAAACTTCGACGCTTCCGACCAATTACGAAGAACAAATTAAAAAAGTTGTTCTTCAAAACTTCAACGGCGAATTAAATAAATACGGACGCGCGAAAATGGCACAGACGATTTACGCAAGCCGCTTCTACGCCGATATAGTTGACGTTGGAGTAGATAATCTCGAAAATATTGAGATATCATACCCTAGCGGGTCAGAATGGACTGATAGCGTTGATATTCCAGCTAATCAGATACCAGTAATGAGCGAAAGCAATATCACGATTACCGTACTAGATTAAGGGGGCTTAAACATGGACTTTAGAGGGCAAGAAGATGTTCGAGAGTGCGACAATATACGTGTTGAACTACAACCGTATATCCAAAGTCAATACGGTAGCAGCACAACTATTTATCAGATTTTAGATGATTTTCGCGCGAATATCGACCCTAGTAAAGATATGCTAGTTTTTTATGATAACATATTTAATATAGCGACGGCTAATGGCGTCGGGCTTGATACATGGGGCGAAATCCTTGTTATTGGCAGAACGATAACAGACCCTATTAACGGGAAAAAATTCACGTTAGAAGATGATGAATACCGCTCACTGCTTTACTATAAAGCGTTAGCTAACATCACCGACGCAAGCCTTGCAACGCTTAACTATATGCTGAACAAGCTTTTCCCGGAGCTGGGCGGCGTTGTATTCAACGTTATCGACGAAAAGCAAAGAGAGGACGGGACGTTTTACAATAACTATCCCATGCACGTTCGCTTCGTATTCACAATGTATTTAACAGATGTTCAGCTTGCCGTATTTAGGATAGGCGCGAATTTAATAGTAGGCGCAGGCGTAGGCTGGTCGCTGGTAATGATTGATATCGATAATACGTTTGGTTTTAACGGCAGCCTGCTTCAACCATTCAATAATGGCGTCTTTGACCCGTACCCCAATCTATAGAATAAAAAAAAGGAAGTGTTAAAATGGCTATACCAGTAGTTCAAGAACCATTGTATTTATTTGAAAGACCCTTTGCAAACGAAGGGACAAAAAACATCATTCCGGCAACGAATAACGAAACAACTGGATTAGCGTCACAGACGAACGGCTTCCCTGCTATAACGCAAGTCCCAATTAAGGCAGGAGGCATAGCCCCGACACGGGCGGACTTTAACGGTATTCTTTATATGTTATCTGCTTTTGCCTACTGGCAGCAAAGCGGCGGTTTAATGACTTACAAGACGACTTTACAGTATTCTGCAAACTGCTTAGTGAAACACAACAACAAGCTTTATATGTGCATTCTTGCTAATGGCGTAGATACGGCGGCAGGGCTAAAAACTCCGGGCATTGATACAACATACTGGCAAGAGCTTTTGCCATATATAGGCGGTATCACACCTAAACAAGTACAAGATAAGATAGACATATCCATTGGAAATATACCCAAACCTGTGGCAACACATTTCGGCAGTTATTCAAGGGTTTCATCAAGTGGCACTGCTGCAACAGACGGAATTATAACTGCAAAAAGTCATTCGAATACTGGGATTACTGGCTATGTAAACGGTTTAGAAGTAATGCATACCGCAGGCAGAAGTAAATATGGACAGGGAAGCTGTTCAATATCGTTTCCAGTACCAAAAGGTGCTGCCTATTTAGTGAGTGGCGCGGAGTATGTGCGCTGGCTACCATTAATAAGCGATTAACAAAGGGGTGAAAAAATGGATATTAACAATATAGTCAACTCAACCCGTATAAGAAATGCTAGGTTATTAGATGACATAAATAACAAAATATTAAACAGAGAATACTATAAATTCAAATACCTGCCGTTAGAAGGTGCATTGCCCGGTTTATATTTTCAGCAACAAACAGAGGACGCTATTAACGATATAGGCAACGTAGCATATGCAACGGAACAAGTCGCAGATGAAGCGTTAAAAATAGCACAACAGGCTTATAACATAGCTTTAGCAGCATTAGAAACGGCGAATAATGCACTTGCCGCGGCTCAAACAGCGCAACAAACCGCTGATACTGCATTGAATATTGCAAAAAATGCTTTAAGCGTTGGAACAGCTGCCGCTACAGCCGCAGCAGCAGCGCAAAAAGCCGCTGACGCAGCGCAAAAAGCCGCTGACGCAGCGCAAAAAACCGCTGACGCAGCGCAAAAAACCGCTGACGCAGCGCAAAAAGCCGCTGACGCTGCCGCTAATAAAGCTACAAATGCGTTAACAAAAGCAGAGGACGCATTGACAAAAATTGAGCAGTTAAGCGTTTTAAACTATTATAATAACGTGACAGAAGCGACAGATGTAAACACATTAGTTGATATTCATCGCTGGTATTTACAAGCTTCTAATAATCCTAACGCGCCCGAAACAAATCCGGGCTTTTTAAACGTTGATAACGACTATAACGACAGTGTATGTAAACAGTTATGGGTGAGCGAAACGACAGGAGCGATTTATAATCGTTTCGGGCAAATTGTAGAAAACAGTGACCCGGCTACTGTTAGTAGTTGGTCAGAATGGTATAAACTGGCTACAAAAGCAGATATTGACGGAACTACGACGACATTAACTAAAAAGATAGATACTGTAGCGAATAACCTTGCTACACATGAAGCTGACTTCGATAATCCGCATAAAGTAACCGCCGAACAACTCGGATTAACAACGGTATATCAATATAAAGGCAGCGTTGCGACTTACGCAAATTTACCAACTACAGGTCAGAAAGTAGGCGACGTGTGGAACATTGAAACGGCAGACCCTGACCACGGTATTAAAGCGGGGGACAATGTAGCATGGGACGGCGCACAATGGGATACTCTAGGCGGCAACCATGATTTAAGTGGATACGCTCAATTAAATTCAGCCAATACCTTTACAGCTTTAAATATTTTCAGGGCAAACATTAGAGTATCAAATGGCACAGCGGCAGGTAGCAGTGGCACTATCAGTTTCGGGATTAAACCAGCAGATGAACCAGTACAAACGAGAATAAGTACAGACAAATTAGGTGGATTAT